AAAAAAATTTAAAAAACTAAAAACATTTAAAAATGGCAAGTGCTTTATTAAACAGCCCTACTTTTGCCCTTCAACCGGCACCGGAACAAGTAGCGTTGCAAACAAACTACATTACCAACTTTAATTTCTTAAATCAGTATCTTCCTGATACTTATGAGAAAGAATTTGAGCGTTATGGTAATAGAACGGTATCTTCATTCTTAAGAATGGTAGGTGCTGAAATGCCTTCAAACTCTGACCAAATCAAATGGGCAGAACAAGGTCGTTTACATATCAAATACACAAACTGTGTACCTCTTGCTGCTGCTATAAATTCATCAACAGCAACATTTACAGTAAATGATTCAAATGTAACTTACATTGCAATTCGTGTTGGTCAAACATTAATGATTCAAAGTAATGCATCAGGTGTTTTCAACAAAGCTATTGTAACTGCTGTTCCTTCTTCAAATACATTTACTGTAGCTTATTATGAAACAACAGGTCAAGCATTTGCTATAAATACTGTTTGTACTGTATTTATTTATGGTTCTGAGTTTAAAAAAGGAACAAACGGAATGGTTGGTTCTTTAGAGGCTGAAGATGATATCTACTCAAACTCTCCAATCATCATCAAAGACAAGTACGCTGTAAATGGTTCTGATATGGCTCAAATCGGATGGGTTGAAGTTACATCTGAGAATGGTGCTACAGGATACCTTTGGTATTTAAAATCAGAGCACGAAACTCGTCTTCGTTTTGAAGATTACTTAGAAACTGCAATGATTGAAGCTGTTCCTGCTGCTGCGTCTTCAGGTGCATTAGCTGCAGGCATGAAAGGTTCTGAAGGAATTTTTTACGTTGTAAATTCTCGCGGTAACGTATGGGGAGGTGGTACACCAACTACTCTTACTGATTGGGATTCAATTGTATCTCGTTTAGATAAGCAAGGTGCTATTGAAGAGAACGTAGTATTCGTAAATCGTGGATTGTCTTTTGACATTGACAACATGTTAGCAGGATTGAATGGTTTAGGTAGTGCAGGGTCAGGTGGAACAGCTCCTGCTCAAGCTGCTTCATTCGGTTTGTTTGACAATGATGTTGCAATGGCATTAAACTTAGGTTTCACAGGATTCCGTAGAGGTTACGATTTCTACAAGTCTGATTGGAAATACTTAAACGATCCAACAATGCGTGGTGGTTTAAATACTACTGCTGCTTCTGCAACAGGTACAATCACAGGTTTATTAGTACCTGCAGGTTCTACTTCAGTTTATGATCAAATCATGGGTAAAAACGCTAAGAGACCGTTCTTACACGTTAGATACCGTGCTTCTGAAGCTGAAGACCGCAGATACAAAACTTGGATTACAGGTTCTGCCGGAGGTGCTACAAACAGCGACTTGGATGCAATGGAGGTAAACTTCCTTTCTGAGCGTTGCGTATGTACTTTAGGTGCAAACAACTTCGTATTATTCCGTTATGGATAGTATATAGTTAAAATAGGGGGTGCATAATGCACTCCCTATTTTTATTTTTAAAATCAAATTAAATTATATAAAATGACAAAAGCTACAATACCTGTAAATAAAGTATATAGACTAAAAGCAGGAAGTCCTCTATCCTACACTTTACCATCAAGAAACCACCATCGTTTTCCTTTGATGTGGTATGATGAAAAAAACAATATCAATAGAGCATTAAGATATTCAGTAAATCAAAAGTCACCATTTGAAGATGAACAAGATGGCAATGCTATTCTTGAACCAATTATTTTTGAAGATGGCTTTTTAGCTGTACCAAAAAACAATCCTGTATTACAAGAGTTTTTACATTATCATCCTTTAAATGGCATTACATTTACTGAAGTTGATAAAGAAAAAGAAGCTTCTGAAGAAGTTGAAGATTTGAATATAGAAGTAGATGCGTTAATAGAAGCTCGTCAATTATCAATAAACCAAGTTGAAATGCTTACAAGAGTATTATTTGGTAAAGACCCTTCATTAATATCTACAGCAGAGTTGAGAAGAGATATTTTAATTTTTGCAAAACAAGAGCCAAGAGATTTTTTAAATATAATTAATGATCCTGAGTTAAATTATCAAGCAAAAATTAGAGAGTTTTTTGAAAATAAATTGTTAGCTTTGCGTAATAATGATAAGGAAGTATGGTTTAATACTCCTACAAACAAGAAAAAAATGATGTCAATACCATTTGGTGATGACCCTTATGATGCAGCAGGTTCTTACTTGAAAAGCGATGAAGGTCTTGATTCACTAAAAATGTTAGAAGCATGTTCAATATAGTCTGTTTAGTTTGTTTGATGATGATCAATTAAAATAAGAGGTGTTTCTACACCTCTTTTTTTTGTGTATATTTGTAAAAAATAAATAGATGATAAATTCGGTTAGAAATACTGTATTGTCTGTATTGAATAAAAATAACTACGGTTATATATCTCCGTCTGATTTTAATTTGTATGCAAAGCAAGCTCAGTTAGAAGTATTTGAAGAGTATTTTAGTAATGCAAATAAGACTACAAATTCAGAGAATGCTCGTATGTCAGGTAGTGATTACTCTGATATACAAAAAGCAATAAATGAAACAATAGAGTATTTTTTAGTAAATGATTTTTTAAAACCACTTGACTATGATAATACTGATATAACTAGAAATAGATTTTATATACCATCTCTTACAACAACAGGTAATGAGGCATATATGATAAATAGAGTAGTTGCTTATCCTACTGTATTAACTGAAAGTTTAAACAATGGTGTTCAACAAAATTATCTTATTGATAGCACAGCAGAATTTATTGGATTAGTCAATACTGGAGATTTTGTTGTTAATTGGATAACAATGGAAACAGCTACTGTTTATACTGTTATTAATGATAATGAACTATTATTGAGTGCAGATATTTTTCAAAATTTATATGATGATTACTACATAATATCAGCACAGAATTATGTTGAAGTTGAAAAGGTTAGTTCAGGTAAAATTATTGGTCTTAATCTTTCTAATTTGACTGCTCCAAGCTCAATGTTTCCTGCTTATACGCAAGATTCAACTTTAATGCAGATATATCCTATATCAAATTCTTTTGTTGTTGGAAAGTTAGGACAATTACAATCTGCATACTTTAGATATCCAAAAGAGCCAAAATGGACTTATATAACATTGGGTGGAGGAGAACCTGTGTTTGACCAATCACAACTTGATTATCAAGATTTTGAGATGCCGCAAGAGGATGAGTTTAAATTAGTAATGAAGATTCTTCAATATTGTGGTGTATCAATACGTGAGAGTGAAGTTACTCAATTTGCAATGGCTCAAGAGCAACATGAACAACCTACATTTAGTCAGCAACAATAATAAACTATGGCATATATATCTCAATATAAGTACTACGAAAATGATGGAACAGTTCCATTAAACTCAAATTGGGGGTCGTATCAGTATATAAGTTTGCAAGACATTGTAAATAATTTTATGTTGATGCATACAGGCAATCACTCATTGATAAATAATGAAGAGAAGTACAAGATATTATTTCATGCAAAACGTGCAATACAAGAGTTAAACTATGATGCTTTTAAAGAAATAAAAGTATTAGAACTTAGTGTTGTTGATTCGCTTAGATTTGTATTGCCTTCTGACTTTGTAAATTGGGTTAGAATATCAATGTATAAAGATGGTTTGCTTAGACCATTAACTGAGAATATTCAAATATTATCATCTAATTCATATTTGCAAGATAACAAAGGAGATATTTTATTTGACCAAGATGGCAATATCTTACAACCTCAATATTCAAATATTGACTTTGATAGATTAATGAAAACTAAAAAAAGCATTTACTTAAATAAAGGACATCAGTTTAGTGGGCAAGAAGGTTGGTTTTTTGAAGGTATTTGGTATTTTGACTATGGAGTAGGCAAGCATTATGGATTGAACACAGAAACGGCTAATTTTAATCCTACGTTCAATATAGATAAGAAATCAGGAGTTATTAATTTTGACTCGGCAATGTCAGGAGAATTGTGTATACTTGAGTACATATCTGATGGTATGGAGAATGGCGACAATTCATTGGTTACAGTTAATAAATTGTTTGAACAATATATTTATGCAGCGATTAAGTATGAGATGTTAAACTCTAAATTTGGCGTACAAGAATATGTTGTACAAAGAGCAAAGAAAGATAGAAGAGCTTTATTAATGAATGCAAAAATAAGAATCAGTAATATCCATCCTGGCAGACTTCTAATGAACATGCGAGGTATGGACAAAGTAATAAAATAATATGGGAAAACTTTCAAGAAATTTCGTAGCAGGAAGGATGAACAAAACTTTTGATGAAAGAGTTATTCCTAATGGAGAGTATATTGATGCTATGAATATCAGAATGGGGTCTACCGAGAACTCTGAGGTTGGTGTTATTGAGAATACAAAAGGCAATATTGCTCTTTCAAGATTGGCATTTAGTTTAGTATCTTCTTATGCTCCTAATCCATTAAGTATAAATGCAAAATGTATAGGCGCAATATCTGATGATGCAAATGAGACTATTTATTGGTTTGTAACAGATCCTGAATTTATTGATCCTTATAGTGGAGGTCCTTATAAACTAGACATGATTGTATCATTAAATATACTTACAGGTGCATTGTTATATCATGTAGTATCTTTTAATGTTTTAAATTTTAATGAAAACTATTTAATTACAGGTGTTAATATAATAGAAAACTTATTATTTTTTACTGATGATTACAATCCTCCAAGATTTATAAATATAAAAAGAACTTACGATCCTCCTATAACTACACTTGTAGATGGATTTTCTGCAGAGTCAATATTGGTTATAAAAAAACCACCAATAGAATCTCCTGAAGTTCAACCTATTGTAACAAATAGTCAGTCTACGTATATGGACACTCGATTTATTTGTTTTGCCTATAGGTATAAATATGCTGATGGTGAGTATTCGGCAACGTCTCAATGGTCTGCTCCATCATTTGTTCCTAAGCCTTTTCAATTTACTATAAATAGTTTTTTAAATGAGGGGATGACAAATGCTTGTAATACTGCTATTATAACTTACAATACAGGCGGCCCATTAGTTGTTGGCATTGACTTGTTGTTTAAACAAATGTCAAGCAATGTTATAAAAGTTATTGAGAAGATAGATAAAGAACAAGCAGGATTTGGTAATGATGAACCTAGACAATATACATTTGACAATAGCAAGATTTTTACAATACTTCCTGAATCTGAGCTTTTAAGACTTTATGATAACGTACCAAGATTTGCTAAAGCTCAAACATTAATGGGTAATAGAATAATGTATGGTAATTATATAGAAGGATATGATTTGCTTGATATAAATCTTGCTCCTGTAAAATTAGAATACCAAACAACACTTATATCTGAGATTATAGGAGAATCAAGTTTGCCTGATGATACACAACCAGGTCAATATACTATTGACACTCCAAAAACAATTTTAAGCTCAGTTGTTAATGTTGATTTTACAGGTGTAAATTTAGTTCAAGGTGCAATACTTTCTTTAGAGTTAATAATATCTCATGCTGATTTTTCAGGAGTTACACCTGATGAGCAAACTGATCCTATAAATATAAATTTTAGTTTTTTTCTGCCACAAAACTATAATTCAGTATATGAAATGGCAACAAGTGTTGCATTTCAAAATGCAGTAGGTACATCATTGCCATTAGGTAATATTCAAACAGTTTTTCCTGCAAATTCATGCACAGGTATAACATTTACTGATGCAGTAAACTGTGCATTACCTGCAACATTAACTTATAGCGGTGGTACAATTACGCTTACTAAATATAAAAGTGGTATATCGGCAGGTGGTCAAGCTATTGAGGTAATTACAAGTCCAGGAAGTGATATAATTGGTCTTAAAATTATTGCAATGAGATATGTAGATGATACTACTACTCCAACTATAAATGCTTATGAATATTACTCATATACATTTGCTGAAGCTACATTTCAAGAAATAGGCAATCCAAGAAGTTTACATAGTAATCGTGGATACCAAATAGGTATGGTATATATGGATGAGTTCAATAGATCATCAACAGCATTAGTTAGTACGCTTAATGATACCGAGCATATTCCTTGTGGTTATGCAGATAGAAAGAACTCAATACAAGTAACAATACCAATTACACAAAAAGCTCCATATTGGGCTACAAGATATAAGTTTGTTATAAAACCTGACGAAGAAAATTATGAGACTATTTATAGTTCAATATTTTTTAAAAGTCCTACAACTAATGAGGTTTATTTTTTACTTGAAGGTGAGAATTCAAGAAAGATTGAGAAAGGTGACAGGTTAATTGTAAAGGCTGATTCAAATGGTCCTACACAAACTTGCGTATATGCTACTGTACTTGAAACACAATCTCAAGCTGAAGATTTTATTCAGCCTGTATCAGGAGCAGTACCACCTGCAGGTGTTTATATGAAAATAAATCCAAATGATTTTTCTGTTATTGATGATCCAAATGCAACTATAGCACCTGGACAATTAGAAGTTAGCAAATGGAGCCCTGTTCCGGGATTACCAAATCCTTTATTAGAATATCCAATGAATCAAGAGGATCCTGATAATCTTGGTTTATATATTGATTATACAGTTCCTGCAGGAAGTAAAATAAAATTACATTTTAAATTTGAAAGAAAAGGAACAGGTAATGGCGGAAGACAATGTGAAAGAAGAGTATATACTTTAGATTTAGATCTTATTTCTTCTAACAACTATGATAATATGTTTGATTGGTGGAATGGAGAAAATGTAGAAGGTTTATTAAACAATGGTATTCAAAGTGTTGGAGGTGGAGGTTGCCCATTTGATAATCAATATATTGGAACATTAGCTTTAACTCCTACTAATATACCATCTGATGGTTGTATAAATTATTATAGATTTTATAGGTACCCAAATAATAAATTAGTTTTATTAATTAGAGGAACCAATTATTGTGGAGGTGGTCCTACTGATTACAAAAAACGTACTTCTTATGTTTTTGCAAATATTCAAGTATTTAGAGCATCTAATCTTTTTATATTTGAAACAGAACCACAAGATGCATTACCTGACATTTTCTTTGAAAATGACTTGTCGTTTGCTATTGATGAGAATGGGTACCATGAAGGCAATGTTCAAAATCAAACATCAACACTAGATGCAATTGTTGATACAGGTTTTTTTAACTGTTTTACATTTGGTAATGGAGCTGAGAGTTATAAAATTAGAGACTCAATAGTTGGTGTACCTATGAACTTAGGCAATCGTGTAACTCAAGTATCTGCACAAGATTATAAAGAATCTGATAGATTTTCAGATATTACATACAGCGGAATATTTAATCCAGAATCAAATGTAAATAAGTTAAATGAGTTCAACTTAGGTCTTTTGAATTTTAAAAGATTAGAGTCATCATTTGGTGAGATATTTAAAATGGATGGAAGACAAACTGATGTACTTGTTTTACAAGAAGATAAAATATCTTATGTATTAGCAGGTAAAAACTTATTATCTGATGCAGCGGCAGGCGGTGCAATTACATCAGTACCTGAAGTATTAGGCACTCAAATTGCTCGTACTGATAAATATGGTATTAGTTTTAATCCTGAAAGTTATGTACAATGGGGTTCAGATAGATATTTTACTGATGCTAAAAGAGGTGTAGTGTTGCAATTAAGAGGCGACTCATACTCAAACGAGCAGTTAATGGTTATCTCTGATGCCAATATGAGAACATGGTTTAGAGATGAGTTTAATAGGTCTTTTAATACTCAAAAACTTGGAGGATATGATCCATATTCAAATGAGTATGTACTAACGTCAAACGATAGGTTACTCCCTATTAATCCACAATGTATCCCATGTGGCACAAATCAAACATTAACACTTAATGATGAGATTAATCCTGATTTAGGATATGCTGAGTTTAATTATTGTGTTGATGTTAGCGCACTTGTTGGACAAGTTACAATAGAGTACAATATACAATCAATAGAAAGTGGAGAGCAATTTAATATCATTGCAGAATTTGATGGCAATACAGAAGAGTCGGGATTTACTGATGAAGATGGGCAATTGGTTTTTTCAAAAGATGTAAATAATATTGAAGTTTCAAACATAACTATACAATATACAGGAGCTGTTACGCTTAGTGTAAATGTTCGTTGCCCTCAAGCAAAAACTTTAAATATAGTACAAGTTGTTCTTACTGTAAATTCAGAGGCAGGGGATACTATAGATGCTCAATACAGATATACAAATGGAACATTTACAGGAGCATTGCAGTCTAACTTTATAACATTTGCAAGTGGAACAAATTCTCCTTTGGTATCTTGGTATAATATAGTAACAGGACCTGAAGGTAATTCAGGTTTCCCTCCGTCAGGTAGCACAATGAGAATGCAAACTAATTTAATTACTGCAACAGGATTATACCAAAATCCAAGTAGAGATAAATTTAGGTATTTAAAAAGTAGTACTTTGTATGGTAATAATACAGCTGATTTAAATACAATGTTAGGACTCTCAACAATTGCAACGCCAATTGTTTCAGCAAGTTCAAGTTTATATTACGCTGAGTTTACTGTGCCTGCTAGTATTTATTCAGGGGATTACCTATATTTAATTTGGGATTTAACATCATCAGTACCTGCTGCTTTATGTTATGATGCTTCAGATATAAATGCTGTATGTTGTGATTGTACTTTTTGCAATTCTTTTCAATGTATAGAAGTAACAATAAATCCTAATAATACAGATTGTACTGTTGTGTTTCCATTTGGGCTTTGTGGTAGCTCAGAGTCTTATACTGTCTCATTAAAAGATTATGATGATCCTATAACAATTTGTATAGATTCAGTAGGTTCTGCTAATATACAATATGAAATAACAGAAGGAAATCCTATACTAACTGTAAATAGTTGTGGATGTGAATAATAAAAAATAAATTATGCCAATTAGACAACCATTTTATTTAAACTCTAATAATCTATACTCAGCTACTGCGGTGTTTCTTGATGCCGCATTAACAATGTGCGCACCTGATGGATTTTATTCAGATGGCAATGTTGTTAGAGAACTTGTAGATTGTGTTTTATTACCATTACAACAATGTCCAAACTGCTGTAGTCAGCCGTGTACGAGTTGGCATGTAGTAGGGAACTCAGGACCATTTACTTTAAAGTATGGCAGATGTGGTACTCCAAATGGAGTTGTAACTGAAGATTATCCTGATGGTACAGATGTAGATATTTGTGTGGTTTATGGAGATGTTCCAAACATAAGTATTGGTAATGCTGATTTAACTATAAATCAAAATTGTGGTTGTTGTGCAGGACCTTGCGAAACATGGATTATAAAAAATGTAACCGTAAGTGCAACTGTATCTTATATAGGTTGTATTGATGGACCTAAAAATATAATTGTTAATGTAGGCGATACAGGCTTTATATGTATAGTATCAGGTACATTACCTACAATAGATACAGGGGCAGCTATAGTAGAGTTTGATTTTTGTGATTGTCTTGATTAAAAAATAATAACTATGTCTTATACTTTAACATACAGCGAAGCGGTAAAAGGATGGGTGTCATTCTATTCGTTTGATCCTGATTGGATGATTGGTATGAACAACTACCTTTATACATTTAAAGGTGGCGATATATACCGTCATAATGTAAATGATTTAAGAAATACTTTTTATCAGCAATGGTGGGATAAAGTAGGTACTCCTGCATTGTCTTTTACATCATCAAGAATAAAAAGTGTTATAAATGATTCTCCGCTTGAGAATAAGTTATTTAAGACCATTGTTTTAGAAGGTGATTCAACGTGGTCAGGTAGTCTTATTACTGATTTACAAAATTCAGGATATGTTGAGTCAGGTTTTTTTGAAAGAAAAGAAGCTAGTTATTTTTCATTTATAAGAAATGATAATTCAGGTGAGTTATCAATAAGAAGTACAAGTGGCATAGGTAAAAGTAATAGTGTAGATGGAGGTCCTCTTACTGAAATAAACTTCTCAATATCTCCATTAGTATCTATTGGAGGAATGTTAAGTATTGGTGACTCTATATACTTTGCACTACTGCCTTCCACCCAAATATATTTTGCAGGCAAAGTATCTAACATTATACAAAATTATCCATCAGGTATAAATAGAATAATTGTAGATACAACTGTACCGAATACTATACCAATTACAACACAAGATGCATACATACTTTATACCAAAG